ACAAAAACATACAGGTTGGTGTTTACATTCTTCTGTTTCGTTTTCCATTTCATTCATTTACTGATCCTTCTTCTCTTTTCATTTTCCAAAACTTATCATATTCATCTTGTATAGCAATTGAAAAATGTATGTTTTGACTTTCATCGCTATCATAATGCCGCTCAATTTCAGATAATTTATCTATAAATTCTTCATACGCTTCTTTGTATGTCGTCATCTTATTATGATAATCATTAGACATTGATTCTATCCATTCTATTAATTCTAATTCTTTTAGCTGTTCTTGATCCGAAATCATTATTAATCAACCTCTTCCATAAACATTACTTGATCAATTTCAACATCACTTATATAGTCATAAATAAAAGCACGTTCTTTTGTTGCATCATTTTCCTTAAAATAATGTTCAAAAGCTTCTTCATCTATTGTAATTGAACATAAATCTACAACATAAAATTTCATGAATTATCCTCTTCTTCTACATTAACAATTTCAAAATCTATTAATTCGTCCATGCTATCGTTAATTTTTTGTAGGTTTGTTTCAAACCATTCTGTTTGTCCTATTAAAACATTAAGAACTTCTACCCAAGAATCAATTTCTGCTATATCGTCATAATCTACAGCAAAATTAGAATTTTCAATAAGGTAGTCTCTTATGTCTCTTAATATATTTACTTTACTCATTTTATATACCTCGCTATTGCTATTATTAATAGTGTAAACACTATTACCCATGATATTTGAACCATCATTTTATTATCCTTATTTACCGTAAGCTGAAGTAGAAACATTACCTTCACGATAACTATCACTATCTACACTTACCCAATCATAATAATTAGTATTAGATAAATACTCATCTGGTGTTAGTTCGTATTTAACTATAATTTCAGGTGTGCTTTCATTCATAATTAAACGATCACCATAATCATCTATAACTTCTTGACTAGATAAAGGATTATCATTTTCTACAATATCATACACTTCAGGTAGAGAATTAACTCTAATAGCAATTTGTTGATCCATATAGAATTTTCTCCTTACTGTTACCATATAATGTTGTTTATTAGATCTCTTTTGATTTTTTTCCATTAGCTAACTCCTTATTTTTTGCTATTGTTGCCGCTCTCTTTTTCTGAATATTTAATTTCTTAAAATAAACTGCTGCATCATCTATAATTGTCTCACCATAAAGTATTTCTGTAGCAACAGCCATATCGTTACAATTTCTTATTTCTTCAACCTTTTCTTCTAAATCATATTCATCTACAATCTCTGAAGTGCCTTCATTATAAGCAATTAATAAATATTCTTTCATTGAAGAAACTTTTACTTCCCTATATTCTTTTTTACGACTCATAGTAAACCCATTTCTCTAAACTTGTTATTTATAAAACCAAAACTTACGCCAACGATTTCTCCATCTTTATCGTAAGTAGTTCTATTATCATCTTTATCAATCCATGTATAAATGCCTTTTTCAGCATCTTCTACAATTATTTCTACTACATCTTCTTTTTTCATATCTAATACCTTATTCCATAATCTTTTCTGTTCATTGGACATATAATCTGTCATTATATATTTCTATTAACCTTTCAACCTCTGTTCTGTAATCACTACTTGCAACACCATAGTTATCAAGTTCATTTAATGAAGCCATTAAATTCACAAAACATTGCGCATGGTATTCTACAGATTGTTTTTTATTAATATATCTTTTTACAATATTCATTTATGCATCTCCAAACCAATGGTCATTAACCTTACACGTTAATTGTAAAGATTTTAATACTTTAATTTCTGAACTCCAATCATCTCCGTACTGTTCATTTTCTTTTAAAAAGCCTATAATGGTGTCCAATACTCTTATATTATATTGCTCATCTGTTTCCACGTTTTTTGAAGTCATTTCAAGCTTTCACTAATCCTTTAAGGTAAATATTATGATCAAACGTTTCTTCATTCTCAAGCATCGAATTTAAATCGTTGATTATTTCATTATTTACATCTTCGTTCAATACTAAATTATTGTCGTAAATATATCTCTGAACATCATTAAATGTTTCTCCTTCTATTTCATGCTCAGTTTCAAGGCAATAATATCTTCTTATTGCAACTAAGTTATTTTTCATCTTTTTTCCTTTCTTTTAATACTCTCTTTGCAATAATCATATTGGCTTCTGAAACATTTTGTGGAGCATTTGCCCTATTGTGTTTGTAAGCATCTAAAAAACTATTCAAAGGTGTATCCATATTTTTAATCCAAGACTGAAGCTCTTCTTCACTTAAAGATTGAAAGAACTTTGTCATATTATTTTTATTAGTAGATTTTGTCATTTAATTACTTTCTATTCACAATCATGTCCGTAATAGTATTCTCCTGCTTCATCTTCATCGAGTAGGTCAAACACTCTCTCACATTCCACGCATTTTGCTTTTGTTTCTATGTATATTCCTTGCATCTGTTTCCTTTTATATCTTTAAACTATATAAAAAAAATAACCCCCTGCCGAAGCAGGGGGCTATTCCCATGTGTTAAAGAGCAACTAGGTTTTATTCTTAATCTCAAAGCGCTTCACCATCGTGCTCTTTAAGTTTTAGTTTTTAGGTTTTTTACCTAAGTTATTTTCTTTCTTAGTGCTATCTTTTTCTACAGCACGAAATGCCAATTTACTCTCTTCTGAATTAAACCTAAGTTCAACATTTACTCCAAGCCTTTTAGCTTGTGATCTAATTCTTTGTTGCCAAGAGTTATATTGACTACTCTCAATACCATCTAATTCAAATGGTTGAGAATTATTATTTTTACTTTCAGTTAATGCATCTCTTACCATAATGACTTCTTCTGTCATTCTACCTTTACGAGTAAGAATAGGCATTTCGTTAATTTTATTTATGGAGACCATAATAATTTTTACCTTTAATCTTTAATAATGTTGGGCATTTCCCAACCGACAAAGAGAACC